GTTGAGGATCTCGGCGTGGTGGAAACGCAGTATGGAAAGAAGCACCAGATCAGGTTGGTCTGGCAGATCGCTGAGAAGATGGAGGACGGGCGGCCGTTCACCATCGGCCGGCGTTACGGACTGAGCCTGCATGAGAAGGCAGCTCTGTTCAAAGATCTGAAATCCTATGCCAAAAAGGCGCCACCGCAGAATCTGGATCTGGAAACCTTAATCGGTAAGCCGTGCCAGATCCTTGTTACACATGCGGAGCGTGATGGATCCACCTACGCAAATGTGCAGGCCGTCCTGCCAGCGGGTGCAACGAAAATCAAAGTCGATAAGGATTTTGTCAGGAAGTGCAATCGTCCTGGCGCTCCTAAACCAGCAGTAGTCGAGCTGGATGCCGACGGAACACCCGTACCGTTCTAACCACATTGGCCGGGGTGGGCAATCCCCACCTCGGCCAGAAAGAATACCAAAATGGAAATCCTAACTTTAGTAATTCAAATCGTGTTCCCAACCACCGCAGTCGTGCTGGCTCTCATGACTATGCGACTGATTAAGGACTGGCAGTAATGGCTGCGCTTATTGCAACGGCAAAGACGGAGTCGTCGCACTATTACCTGGCGTCGGGTGAGTCGTGCCACGGTGATCTGCGATCCGCCCGCAAGGTGGGTGCATATCCGTCCGTAACCACAATCCTCGGAGCGGCTGGCCCCAGCAAGCAAGGCTTAATGAATTGGAAGGAGGAACAGGCGATTGCTGCGGCCCTTTCGCTACCGCGGAACGATGGTGAATCGTTGGCCGATTTTGCCAAGCGGGTGGTACTGGACAGCAGAAAGGAAGTGGAGGCCGCTGCTGCCCGCGGTACCCACATTCATTCCCTGGCTGAAATGATAATCAATCAGCAAGAGCCGGGTGAACTGGTCAAAGGCTACGAGGAACACTATGCGGGCCTAAAGGAATGGCGGGAGTGTTGCGTAACTAAAGTTCACGCCAGCGAGTCAGTCCTAGTCAACGAGGCTGAAGGTTACGCAGGAAGGGTGGATTTGATCGCCCAGATCCACGGCGAGATGGAGGTTATCGATTTCAAGACGAGGAAATTTAAGAAAGACGCAAAAGGCATCTCAAAAGCAGCAGGCTATGAAACTGATTTGCTTCAGCTCAGTGCCTACGCATACGCATTCACCGACGACGGGATGGCTTGCCGAAACATTCTGATCGATCCAGTCACCGGCCAGTTGCAGGACATTCGCTACACCGCCGAGCAAGTTGCCCAGGCGTTTGAGGCATTCACGTCCATCTGCAAGGTGTGGCGTTGGCTGAAGAAGTACGACCCGCGGGAGGTGAAAATATAATGAAAGTTACAGCAATTACTAAGTTTAAACAGGGAGACTTATGGAATGCCTTGCAAAAAGCAGGCTGGACGCAAACCGAATTGGCGAAAAGGACGGGGCTTCATGTAACAAGAATTGGCGAGTATTGCAATTTGAAGGCCAAGCCAAACACCGAGCAAGCCAACAAAATTCAAAAAGCATTTGGGGCTGTTGGCGTCTTTGTTGATGTTTCAGTAATTTGGCCTGCCGAATTTGTTGGAATTAAAAAAACCATAATGGTTCAACAAACTCAAGAAATAGACGTTCACTTACTTCAATCAAATTCGCATGAGTTGCATGATACGTGCAAGCCGGACATTAAATTGCTTAAAACTAAAATAGACGAAGCACTAAATACATTAGATGCAAGGGAACAGCTTGTAATGCATGAAAGATTTTATAAGCAAAAAACCTACGATGAAATCTGCAAAAAACTTCCGCTTACTAGATCCAGAATTCAGCAAATTGAATTACGTGCTTTAAGAAGATTGCGTAACTCAAAAAAAGCTTTGGTTCATTTGGGCGACGCTAGAACTGCGCTCATTCCAACAAGGATGTCATTTGTATGATCGAGATCCTACCCGAACAATCCACGCACGAGCAGTTGCTAAACCGCGTGCGCTCGTTGGCCCGTGAGCTGGCGGAGGCGAAGGCTGCACTAGCGGCTGCTGAAGGACGCGAGAATGATCTGATCGATCGGATGAGGCCGGGGCTATGAGGACACTGCTTTCAATCCTAGCTTTGCTTGGCTTTACAACGACTAAGCTAAGTAACGCACTAATCGATTTGCGTCCGATCGCAAAAAAGATCGACGTAAAGAAAATCAAAGTGCGTATCACTGGTTACTGGCCGGGTGAGGACGAGTGGAGCAGCCGCTATCAATCCAGCACTGGCACCAGGTTGCGTGCCGGCCGTCACTGCGCCGTCGACCCAGACATCATTCCGCTGTGGAGCAAGATCCGCATTCTAAACGGAAAGCGGGAGTGGGTAGCCGTAGATACCGGCACGGCAGTAAAGAGCAAGAAGGCGAGCGGTGGAAAGTTGCCTGTTGTGGACGTGTTTGCGGCCAGTGAAAAACAGTTTAAAGCGATGCGCCTGCCGAAGGTGGCGATGGTGGAGGTTGTGAAGTGAGTACGAAAGCCGCTACGTTTGCGTCTAAGCGCAATCGCGCTGCGGGCCTTGGCGATACCCGGCCGACGTTCCGCCGCCTGGGCGTAATTGCTGGAATGCTGCGCCGGGATCTGACGCTGCCGAGCTGTGCCAGATTGGGCGTGAAGCTCGAATGTAGCTACAAGACCATCCAGCGGGACATCGATCTGCTGCGTGACTTCTTTGGTTATCCGCTGGAATACGATCGCAATAAGTACGTCTACAAACTGGCGGGGCCCCTGCCGAAGGCGGTGCTGTGAGCCTAGCCGATCTTCTCACCATGTTCTCCGCCCGCGTCATCGGCACCTACACGCCGGAGCAGTACGCCGACTGTGTGCGAGAGGCTCGTGCCAATCGCCACCGTTGGGGAATGGGGCAGTGGTGAGCGTTAAGCGTTTAACCTGGCATCTCGCCGTTTTGGAACGTGCGAAGAAGAATTTGCTGAAGAAGCAGTACGACGCAGTACGCACCCGGCTGGATCTGGCCGTTCTTATGGCTACGGAAATGCTGAAGCAGGCTCAGGAGTATAAGGCCAAGGCGATAGAGGCTAAAAAATGAAACTGCTTTCAATTTTGTTTTATTACTTAGGAGACATGGTCAGCCACACGATCGCCAGGTGGAGCTGGGGCGGGTGGCTGTATCAGAGGCTGATGCTGTTGTCCGTCGATTGCGACAAGGACTTTGAGATTTGGAAGGAAGTGAAGCCACACAAAAAGAGGAGCAAACGTAAATGAAGGATTTAGGCAAAATTACTTTTGGCAAAGCACGCCCTGCACCGAAGCAGGTTCTAGTCGACGTAACCTATGACGGTAAGACAGCAAAGGCGTTGCACGCATTTGGGATGAAACAATTAAAGAAAGATCAAGAGGCAGTGATTGAGTACGTCATCGTCAAGGCGCTGGGGGCGTTTGCTAAAAAATGATCGCACCACTACCACCCGCTATCGAAGCCATCCACCGGAACGGAGCGGCTGAAGGCGAACGCAACACGCAACTATTTAAGCTGGCTTGCCAGTGGCGCGACCAAGGGCTAACGGAGTTCGACGCTACTACTAACGCAGAGGAGTGGGCCTACAAGGTAGGGCTATCGCAGAACGAGGCCATCAGCGCGGTAAGATCTGCGTTCAGCAAGCCAGCCAGGGAAGCGTGGAAACCTAAGGCCAAGTATGCTTATCAGAACGGGGCGATCGTGCGCGAGGATCTGCCAGTGCCGCCGATGCCGATCAGCGTGGAAAGCGGGCCGGTCGATAAGTTCCTGACTACCTGTTTCGACGTAGGCGATCAGATCAATATATGCCGATCAATTAAGGACGGCGACCGCGAGCGGCCGGACGGTGCAGGCGAGACGCGAAGCCGTGAGGAATGGCTAGAGCTGTTTAAGGGCGACGGGTTAAAGGAATGGCAGGGCGATGCAGTGGGCGTTTATGTGTCGATTAACGCTAACAACGGAAAGAATCGGAAAGCGGAATCAATCGTTAAGTACCGCCACTGTCTGATTGAGTTTGATGAAAGTACGATGGCTGAGCAGTGGGCGATTATTAAGCGCAGCGGGTTGCCTACGTCGTCCATCATAAAGAGCGGATCACGCAGCCTGCACGCTTGGGTGGAGATTAGGGCAGCCAATGCCAAGGAGTTCGCTGAACGTGTGGACTTTATTTACAAACATTTAGAACACTCGAAACCTGATCCAGCCAACAAGGACGCAGGCCGGTTGTCGCGCTTGCCCGGTGCAATGAGGACGGCCACAGGCTTGCAGCAGGAGTTAGTCGAGTGTGGCGCACCTACGCTGACCTACATGGAGTGGATGGAGCGCACAATCTACGGGGATATTCCTGAGCCGTATAGCTGGGAGCAGTTGGTCAATTTCAAGGAGGATGCCGATATAACGCAACTACTTGGTAAGCGTTGGATATGCCGTGGCGGTTCGGCGTTGTGGGTGGGTAGCAGTGGCCTTGGCAAGAGTGTGCTGTGCTTACAGGCCGCAATCACCTGGGCGGCCGGTCGTGATCTGTTTGGCATTAGCCCGCACGGCAAGCCATTAAAGTCGCTAATCGTGCAGGCAGAGAACGACGAGGGCGACGTGGCGGAGGCGTTGCAGGGCATTTTAAAGGCACTTGATTTGACCGCAGAGGAGCTGGAGCGAGTGAAGCAGAACATCGTAATCGTGCGTGACTGCACGTCCACGGGTGAGCGGTTCGTCGATAGGATGCGGCGCCTAGCTGAAAAACATAAGCCCGACCTAGCCTGGATAGATCCGTTGCTGGCGTTTATCGGTGGCGACTTATCCAGCCAAGAGACTGCCGGTGGCTTTTTGCGTAATTTGCTTAACCCGCTCGCCCTATCTGGCGGATTTGCTTGGATGCTTATGCACCATACCCCAAAGCCAACACGGGACGGCAGCGGTTACCAAGGGCACGACAAGGCTTATAGCGGATTTGGATCGAGCGAGCTTACGAACTGGGCAAGGGCAGTGTTAATGCTGTCGCCTTGTGGCCAGGATGACCATGGCACGTACACCTATAAGCTTGAGGTGACCAAGCGCGGAAAGCGGTCTGGCTTGCGTCCTAGCGTCACTGCGAGCGATTTTATCGCAACCAAGACGCAGCCGTTAGTTCACTTAAAGCATGCCGACAGGGGGATGGCGTGGATTGAAGTGGGAGCGCCTGAAAAGTCAGTGGGCAGAAAGGCTATGTCGATCGATTGGGGCAAGTTACCCGAAGGGGCTAAATACAGCCAAGTGGTCGCGTTTGTACAACAGGCCACCGGGTTGCAGGAACGGCAAGCGAAGGCCCGTGTGAAGCAGGCCAAAGAGGACGGTTTAATCGAAGAAACTGAGGCTGGTTTATTCAGCAAAAAGGTGACAAATGAGCCCTTTTAACGTTAGTGCAGTAACCCTTATTGCACTAGTGCAGTATTGCGGAGCATGTAGGTGCAGTAATAAAGG